GCGGGGGGCCCCCGCGGCCGGGCCCCCCCGGTCCCCCCCGCCCCACCGCTCCGGCTGACGGCGACGTTCGTGTTCGGTCGGCCGAAGGGTCACTTCGGCACCGGCCGCAACGCCGGCCGGCTGAAGCCGTCGGCGCCGCTCTACGTCCAGACGAACCCCGACGTCGACAAGCTGCTCCGCGCGATCGGCGACGCGCTGACGCAGGTCGCGATCACCGACGACCGCTGCATCGTGATCGCGCACGCCGAGAAGCACTACGGCACGCCGCCGTGCGCGCATGTCGTCGTCGACGAGCTCGCGCTCGACGAGGACCGCGCCGGCGAGGTCGAGCGGTGACTCGATTGCCGACGGCCACCGGTGCGCGTAAACTCCGCGCTGCTGCAGGAACGCCGCATCCCGGGCCCGGGGCCGCACGCTGCACGTTCGGCTGTTGCACGCCCCTTCGAGCCCAGGAGGACGACTTGCAGATGACCCCCTACCGCGAGCGTCTCGCCGCAGGCGAGTACGCATCAGACGAGCAGACGAGCGTCGCGACGCGCCGGCGCCGCCGCTCGAGCACACCCGAGCCGCCCGAACCCGACCCGGACCCCGACGACGGCACCGGCGACGACGAAGGCGAGTGAGCGAGCCGATCACCTACTGGGAGCGCCGCCGCGCCGGCGTCTACGACCAGATGGCCGCCGAACGCGCCGCCGAGCTCGAGGCTCGCGCGGCGGCCGTCGAGCCGCAGGAGGCGCCGGCGGTGCGCGAGCACGTGCCGATCGGCGGCGACGTCGAGCTGACCGAGTACATCGAAGAGACCGCCGGTGACAGCAGCGGCGGCGGCTCGCTCGCCGGGCTCAGCGACGTCACCGGCGAACCCGGCCCCGGCAAGAGCCCCGTCGGCGACAACAGCGGCATGTTCCCGCTCGTGCCCGTCACCACCCAGGACGACCTCGACGCCGTGCTCGCCGAGGTCGCGGCCGTCAGCTGGCACAACATCGGCGACCCCGGCGAGCCGCCGTTCCTGTCCGAGTTCCGCAACATCGGCGACCCCTGGTCGCCCCTGCGCTACCGGGTGCTCGCGAACAGCACCGTCCGGATGCAAGGCACCGTCTGCTGCGACGACCAGACGATCGGCAGCTCGACCTGGGTGCCGATCTTCACCCTGCCCGCCGCGGTCGCCCCGGACTACAGCCTCGAGTTCTGCGCGCTCACCAACGACACCGCGTTCTCGAAGCTGTACATCTGGGACACCGGCGACGTGATCTGGGGCGGCTACGTCAACACCAGCGGCAGCATGCCCACCGACCCGGTCGGCCGGCTGCCGCTGAACTTCCTCTCCTGGTCGACGACCGGCCCGGCGCCGATGCTCGCCGCGGCGCTCGAGGCGAGACGATGAGCACCACCCTTGCGCCGCCGATGCTGCAGAACCCGGTCGAGTTCCAGGCGCTGCTCGACCTCTACCACGAACGCCGGCCCGGCCGGGTGCTCGAGGTCGGCGTCGGCGAGGGCGGCACGCTCTGGCACTGGCTGCAACATGCGCCCCAGGGCGCCACCGTCGTCGCGCTCGACGACCGGCACCGCAACCAGGACGCCTACCCCGACTGGACGCCCGCCGGTGTCGAGCTCGTCACGATCATCGGCAGCTCACACGACCCCGACGTGATCGTCGACGCCGCCGAGCACCGCCCCTACGACTGGATCTTCCTCGACGCCGACCACCACGACCACGCCGTCCGGCAGGACTGGCGCCACTTCAGCGCCATGACATCCCATGACGCGGCGATCGCGTTGCACGACATCGCCCCGTCGGACGACCCGACGATCCACGTCGACCAGCTCTGGTTCGAGCTCGCACACCAGCACTCAACCGTCGAGTACCGGGTGCACGGCGGGCCCGGGATCGGCGTCGTGTTCAGCTACCCGCCGTTCGAGGCCGTGTGAGCGGCAAGCTGATCCAGTTCCCGAAGGTCATCGTGGGCTCGAGCATGAGCCCGAGCGTGGTTCACTGGTGGTGCAGCGGCTGCGGGTTCGAGCTCGGCGTCGCGCCGGTCGGCAGCACGCTCACGCCGTGCCCGTGCTGCGGCTCCACGGCGCGTCAGAGCTGGCCGTCGATCGGGCCGGTTAGATGCGAGGAGGGCCGATGACCGTGCTCAGCTACCCGCCGTTCGAGGCAGCATGAGCCAACTGAGCCTGTTCGACACCGGCGAGCCGATCCGGATCGGCGGCAAGCGGGGGCGGCCAAAGGGCTACGTCTGCTCGGCCGAGACCAGGGCGAAGATGAGCGAAGCTCGTAAGGTCGAGTGGAACGTCGGAAAGCGGAAGCGGCCGAAGCCGAAACCCGCGCCTATCTGGACGCCCGAAATGGACGCGTTGCTCGGCAAGGGCTACGACCGAGTCGTCGCCATCGTGCTCGGCAAGACAGCGAAGGCGGTCGCGCAGAGGCGGGATCAGATCGGGATCAAGGCATACCGTCGATACCGCGAGACCGATGCCTCGCACGGCCGTGGCTATCGCCAGGTGAGGCTACGGCCGAGCGACCCGCTGATCACGATGGCGCGCCGTGACCGGTACGTCATGGAGCACCGCCTCGTCATGGCGCGACACCTCGGCCGGCCGCTCGATCCTGACGAGTTCGTGCATCACCGGAATGGTGTGCGCGATGACAACCGAATCGAGAACCTTGAGCTCTGGTCGCGCAGTCACCCTGACGGGCAGCGGCTCGAAGACATCCTCCGCTGGGCGACCAAGCTCGTCGAGCGCTACGGACGCGCCGACGGCGGGGTTAATCAGGCGTCTTTTCGAGGGGAGTTGGCCTCTTGACCCTCGAAGTCAGGCGATCTCTGACCAAGCCGAAGGATCGGCGCGGGAAGACGACGGTGCGCGGCTACGGAGGCCGGCACCAGCAGATGCGGCGGGTTGTTGCCCGTTTGGTGGCGGCGGGGTTGGCACGGTGCGCCAGGTGCGCCGAGCCGATCGTCCCGGGCTCGCCGTGGGATCTCGGCCATGTGGACGGCGACCGGTCGCGCTGGTCGGGTCCGGAGCATCGGGCTTGCAACCGGGCGACGGCCGGCCGGCGGCGTCGGGCGGTGTCGCGGCAGTGGTGAGGGTCGCGACGGCGATCCGGCGTGAGCTGCGTGCGCTCGAGGCGGCTGGCTGGCCGGAGGGTGCGCAGCTGCTGGTGTTGGCGCGGATGCTCGATGATCCGGGGACGGCGGATACGGCGCGGCCGGCGGCGGCGCGTGAGCTGCGGGAGACGCTGGCGATGCTGCGCGCTCGTGCGGCGGCGGCGCCGCGCGCTGATCGGCTCGACGAGCTGGCGGCGGCGCGCGGGACGCGGAGGTCTGCGTGAGCACGCTCGAGCTTGTCCGGCCGCGGATCTTGCACGTGCCGGAGTACGAGTCGAGCCTCGGCCGGGAGGCGATCGAGCTGGCGGAGATGGCCGGGCTCGAGCTCGACCCGTGGCAGCGGTTCGTGCTGGAGCGGTCGCTCGGCGAGGCGAGGCTGGAGCGGTGGGCGGCGACGGAGGTCGGGCTTGTGATGCCGAGGCAGAACGGGAAGGACGCGGTGTTGGAGGCGCGCGAGCTGGCCGGCCTGTTCTGGTTCGATGAGGAGCTGATCATCCATTCGGCGCATCACTTCAAGACGGTCGCCGAGCATTTCGAGCGGCTGGTGCAGCTGGTCGAGGGCTGCTCGGACTTCTCGCGGCGGGTGCGGTCGGTGCGTCGTGGTCATGGTGAGGAGGGGATCACGCTCCGGGGTGGTCAGCGGATCCGGTTCTTCACGCGGACGAAGGGCGGCGGCCGTGGGTTCTCGGCGCCGCTGGTGATCTTCAACGAGGCGATGTTCTTGCCGGAGTCGGCGCTGGGAGCGTTGCTGCCGACGCAGGCGGCGATGCCGAACCGGCAGCGCTGGTATGCGGGCAGCGCGGTCGATCAGTTCGTGCAGGACGACGGGGTCGTGTTGGCGAGGGTCCGGGAGCGTGGGATCGCCGCCGAGGATCCGCGGCTCGCCTATTTCGAGTGGTCGCTCGAGGCGGAGACGCCGGACAGGCTCGACGATGAGACGGCGGCGGATCCGGAGGCGTGGGCGCGGGCGAATCCTGGTCTCGGTGTGCGGATCAGCCGGGATGCGGTCGAGGACGAGTTGCGGTCGCTCGACCGGCGGACGTTCGCGGTCGAGCGGCTCGGTGTCGGCGACTGGCCGCCGACGAGCTCGACGGTGGAGACCGTGCTCGACCTGGGGGCGTGGGATGCGCTCGCCGAGCCGGGCTTCCGTTCCGATCTGCTCGTGCCGTGTCTTGCGTTCGACGTTTCGCCGGACGGTGCGTTCGCGTCGATCGCGGCCGGGTTTCGCTGTGATGACGGTCCGTTGCTCGCGGAGCTGGTGCGGCATCAGCGCGGGACGCGCTGGCTGGTCGACGAGCTCGTCCGGCTGTGCGCCCGGCATGAGCCGGTCGCGGTGCTGTGCGGTGCTTCGTCGCCGGCGGAGGCGTTCGTGTTTCGGCTCGAGGAGGCCGGCCTGGTGGTCGATGTCGTCCCGACCGGTGATCACGCGAAAGCGTGCGCGCTGCTTGCGTCGCTCGTCGATGAGCGCGGGCTTCGCCATCTCGGCAGCGGCGAGGTTCGTGCGGCGCTGCAGGGTGCGGCGCGCCGGCCGTTCGGTGACGGCTGGTTGTGGTCGCGGAAGCATTCGGCGGTCGATATCTCGCCGCTCGTCGCGTCGACGCTTGCCTTGTGGGGGCAGGCGACGCTCGGCGACGACGGGTCGGACCCGGTGATCTACTGATGCGGCTGATCCCGTTTCGGCGTGAGAGCCCGCCCGAGCAGCAGACCGACAACGGTGCGCTGCAGCCGCAGGTCAGCGCGTTCTGGGACAGCCTCTGGGGGCAGACGGCGTCGCTGCTCGGCGTCCCTTGGACGCCGAGGCTGGCCGACCGGGTGTGGGTCGCGAACCGCTGTTTGCAGCTGTGCGCGCAGCAGCTGCAGTCGATGCCGCTGCGGTTCTTCGGCTCGCCGAGCTCGAGCGAGCCGAAGTGGGTCGCGAATCCCGACCCGGTCTGGTTTCCGAACGGGATCGGGGACGCGGTGTTCGCGACGACGTGGTCGATGCTCGGCCACGGCGACGCGTTCCTGTACGTGACCGACTACCTCGCGACCGGGTATCCGTCCGCGTGGACGGTGCTCGACCCGCTGCCGATGAACGTCCAGGTTGAGGGCGGCCGCCGCACGTTCCGATCAGGGCAGGTGGAGCTCGACCCGGACCGGGTGGTGCAGATCAGCCGTGACCCGCGCGGAGGCCTCCGCGGCACTTCCGCCCTGTCGAGTTACGCGTCGCCGGCGTGGGGGATGGTCGGCGCCTCCGAGTTGGGCCGGTCGATGGTGTCCGGCGGCGGCGTCCCGAACGCGGTGTTGAAGTCGACGCGGAAGCTGACGTCGGAGCAGGCGGCCGCGTTGCAGAGCCAGTGGGTGAACGCCCGGCTTCGTTCGGGTGTCGGCGCGCCGGCGGTGCTGCCGCCGGAGATCTCGTTTGAGCAGCTGTCGTTCAACGCCGAGGATCTGGCGCTGCTGGATTTGCAGCAGTTCGACGCGAAGGTGATCGCCTCGGCGTTCAGCGTGCCGGCGTTCATGCTCAACCTCGAGCTCACCGGTGGGCTCACCTACCAGAACCCGGAGACGCTGTTCGAGGTCTGGTGGCGTTCCGAGCTCAGGCCGGTCGCTGGCCGGGTGCAGCGGGCCCTTTCGCAGAACATGCTCCCCCGCGGCTCCTGGGTGGAGTTCGACGCGCGGGCGGTGCTCGCGCCGACGTTCCAGGGGCAGGTCGCCACCTGGACCCAACTCGTGAAGGAGGGAATCGTGACCAGGAACGAGATGCGCGCGGCGATCCTCCACCTGCCGCCGCTCGAGCAGGGCGAGGCGCTCGACGAGCTGACCGAGCCGCCGACCGCGGCCGCGTCCCCGGCCGACGACGGGCCGACCGCGGTCGTGCAGGAGCTGCGGCCGACGGCGGTGGTGAGCTCATGAGCGCGACCGAGACAACCGAGACGGCTGTGCGCGCAACGTTCGTCCGCAGCTTCGAGCTGCCGTTGGCGGACGCCTGGGACGGCAGGACGCTCGACATTCGGGTTGTCCCCTACAACCAGCCGGCGACGGTCGCCGACCCGCCCGACTGGCGCCCCTACCAGGAGATGTTCATGCCGGGCGCGTTCGAGCGGCAGCTGACGACCCCGGGCCGGGACCGGGTGCTGTTGAACGTCGAGCACGAGCAGGGGATCCGCGGTGTCGTCGGGCATTCGCTCCGGTTCGCCGACGGCGACGATGGGCTCGTCGCGAGCTTCGGCGTGCACGAGAACGCGGACGGCGACAAGGCGCTGCTGCTCGTCCGTGAGAAGGTGCTGACCGGCCTGTCTTTGGAGTTCGCCGCGCTCAGCTCGCGGCGTGTCAACGGCGTCGTGCGGCGGCTGCGGGCGCAGCTCGACAAGGTGTCGCTCTGCCGCTATCCCGCCTACCAGGGCGCGCAGGTGCTCGCCGTCCGCGAGGAGCCCGGTGACGTCGCCGGGACGCCGGCGGCGCCCCTGCCGGAGCTGGCCCGGTCGAGCGACGTCGACGAGCTGCTCGCCTCGCTCGCGTTCGAGCCGCTGCTCAGGGTGGCGAAGACGTCGAAAGCATGGGACGGGTCGCCGGCCCGGTTCACGGACGAGCAGTACAAGCGTTCGACGTTGCTCTGCCGGGGCAAGTCGGACGCGCCGAAGACGGACTGTTCGCTGCCGGTGCTGGAGCCGGACGGGACGCTGAACGTGAACGCGTTGGGTGCTGCGGCGGGGGCGCTCGCCGGCGGCCGCGGCGGGCTCGTGAACGTCAGCCTGGCGATGAAGGCGGCGGCGGCGCGAAAGCTGATCCGCTTTTACGCTCAGGCGCAGCTGGAGCCGCCGGCCGGGCTGCGGCAGCTGGCGGGGTCGGCGTGAACGGCGTCGGGATCAACCTGCCCGGCCTCGCCCTGGTCGTGATCGCGGTCGTGCTCGTGATCGCCCTCTTCCACGGGTTCGGGTGAACGGGCGGGGCCGATGACCTTCTTGTCAGCGCGCCGGCCTGACCGTTAGCATCCCGGGCATAGATCGGCGCCCCGTGCCGGGCCCCTAGGCGATCACCGCGGCAGCACTCGGGCCGTCACCGTCGCCGCACCGGGCTGAACCGTTGGCATCACCCGCCGGGTTGTGACGAGTGCTTTTCCGACCCTGGAGGTGACCCTGTGCCCCCGTTGAGCACGACCCGTATGCGACTGGAGCGTCTCGGCGACGAGCGCGCCCGCCTGTACGACAAGATCGAGGAGACGCTCAAGCTTGCCGAGGACGAGCAGCGCGACACGAACGACCTCGAGCGGCAGCATCTGACGAACTGGCGGGAGCGCGCCGCCGACCTCGAGCAGGAGATCGGGTTCCTCGCGACCGACCTGCAGCGCGCCGAAGGGTCGCTCGACGTGAGCGAGCTGCTGCGCACGAAGCCCGACACGGTCGAGTTGCGCGACGACGGCCCGATTGTCTACCGGACGTTCGCCGCCTACGCCCGCGACGAGCTGATCTGCCGCTACCCGCTGATCGCGTCGGCGGCCGCCGGTGACAAGTCGCGGGCCTTGCAGATCCGTGAGCAGGCGGCCGACCGGCTGCAGCGTGTCCAGAACACGCTCACCTCGGACGTGGCGGGGCTGCTGCCGCCGACGCACCTGGCGCAGATCATGGACATCATCAACGGCAGCCGGCCGGTCGTCTCGTCGGCCCGGCAGGTCGCTTTGACGAGCGGCCAGCTGACCTACCCGCGGATCACCGGCCGTCCGCAGGTGTTGAAGCAGACGGCGGAGAAGACGGAGGCCGGCACGGCGAAGATGAGCGTCGTGATGGACACCGTCCCGGCCGAGACGTATCTCGGCGGCGGCGATCTGTCCTGGCAGGCGATCAACTGGTCGACCCCGGACGCGCTGCAGCTGTGGTTCGACCTTGCCGCGGAGGCGTACGCACGGGCGACCGAGACGGCCGCCTGCTCGGAGCTCGGCACCGCCGGCGGCGGCACGATCTCCACCCCGTTGGGGACGACCGGCACCGAGGATTTCGGCGCCTGGCGGGCCGCGATCCTGTCCGGGATCTCGTCGATCTACAACACGAACGGCGGCCGGGCGGCGAGCGACACGCTCTACCTGTCCGCGCAGCGGTTCTTCGCCCTCGCCGGTGTCGGCACGAACCAGACCTTGCAGATCAGCCCGGTCGGGAACCTCGACATCGGCTCGATGACCGGCACCTACGCCGGCCTGCGGGTGGTCGGGTCGTACGGGTTCTCGGGCGCGAACACCGCGATCGTCGGTGACGCGTCCGCGTTCCTGGCCGCCGAGACGCCGAGCGCGCCGGTCGAGATGCGCGCCGTCGAGCCGGCGATCGGCGGCATGGAGGTCGGTGTGATCGGCGCGTTCAAGGCGAAGGTGTTCGACCCGAACCGGTTCATCCACCTGAGCTGAGCCGATGGGGTACGTCGGCGTCGACGAGCTCGCCCGTGTCCTGCGCCTCCGTTCACCGACGGAGGCGCAGGGGACGGCGATGCAGCGTGTGATCGACACGGCGACCGCCGAGGTCAACTCGGAGATCGGCACCGCCTGGGCGACCGCCGACCTGGCCAGCTTCCCGTTCGCCGGCAGCACCGACCCCGACACCGGCGCCTACGTCGACGTGCCGAGCCCGCTGGCGGCGGCGCTCGTGACCGAGGTGACGTTGGAGCGGGCGGTCGAGCACTGGCAGCAGCAGGAGTCGCCGTTCGGCGTGATCGGCCTCGGCGAGTCGGTGCCGACCGTGACCGCGAAAGACACCTGGGACCGGCACGCGAACAAGCTCGTCCCGCTGAAACGCAGCTGGGGCGTTTCCTAGGGTGAGCGTGCCGGCGACCGTGTCGCTGAACGACGTGATGGCGGCGATCGTCGAGCAGCTGCAAACCGAGCTCGCCGGGCTGGAGGGTCTGCAGGTCTGCTCGGAGCTCGTCTACAACCCGACGCCGCCGTCGATCGACGTCTATCCCGGCGACCCGTTCCTGGAGCGGGAGGCGATCGGCGGCTGGTCGGCGCTGTGGATCGTCCGTGCCCGGGTGACGACCGCCGACCAGCAGGGCGGCCAGCAACTGCTGCTCGACCTGATGGACCCCTCCGGCCCGTACTCGCTGCGGGCCGCATTGGCCGCGGACGCGACGTTCGGCAATATCGTCGACGATTCGACGGTCGAGGCGGGCCCGTCCGGCTATGTCGCCTACCGTGACCAGGCGACGGTCGGCGACCTGCTCGGCTGCTTCTGGCAGCTCCGGGTCGTCCTATGAGGCTTCTCTGGCTCGGGAATCCGCCCTGGTGCCCGTCCGGCTACGGGGAGCAGGCGGCGCTGTTCCTGCCGCGGCTCGCCGCGCAGGGCCACCACGTCGCCGCGCTGGCGAACTACGGGCTGCAGGGCCGCGAGACCCGCTGGGACGGGATCACCTGCTACCCCTCCGACGGCTACTGGGGGAACCTGAACCTGGGCGTGTTCGCCGACCACCACCGGGCCGACCAGGTGCTCGCCCTCTGCGACGCCTGGGTGCTGAAACCCGACGTGTGGCCGGACGGGCTGACCGCCGCGGTCTGGGCGCCCGTAGACCACTGGCCGATCCCGCCGCTGGTGCTGGCCGTGCTCCGGCACGAGCGGATCACGCCGATCGCGATGTCCAGGTTCGCGCTCGACCTGATGCGAACGTTCGAGCTCGACCCGTTGTACGTCCCGCACGGCGTCGACACCACCATGTTCCGGCCGCAGCCGGAGCTTCGCGACGCCGTCCGTGACGAGCTCGACATCCCCCGGGACGTGTTCCTGGTCGGGATGGTCGGCGCGAACGTCGGCAACCCGTCGCTGCCGCGGAAAGGGTTCCCGCAGGCGTTCCTGGCCTTCAACGAGCTCGCCCGCCGCCACCAGGACGTGTGGATGTACGTGCACGCGAACGCGACGCCGCAGGACACCGGGATCAAGCTCGACACGCTGGCGACGGTGATCGGCTGCCCACCCGGCCGGATCCGGTTCCCGCACGCGCAGGCGTTCCAGCTCGGGATCCCCGCGCAGGCGCTCGCCTACACCTACCAGGCGTTCGACGTGCTCCTGCAGCCGTCGCTGGGCGAGGGATTCGGGATCCCGCTCGTCGAGGCGCAAGCCTCGGGTGTGCCGGTCGTCTGCTCCGACCACTCGGCGATGACGGAGCTGTGCGGCGCCGGCTGGCTCGTGCAGGGCGACCCGTGGTGGGACGCCCTGCAGGAGAGCTTTTTTCTCGTCCCGCACGTCCGCTCGATCGTCGACGCGCTCGAGCACGCCTACGAGCACCGCGACGACCGGGGGCTGCGCGAGCGTGCGGTCATGTTCGCCGCCGGCTACGACGCCGACCTGGTCGCCGACCGGTACTGGCGGCCGGCGCTCGACAGGCTGCTCGCCCGGGACCCGGTCGAGGCGGTCGCATGAGCCGGGCGCTGGTCACGTTCGCGCTCGGCGAGCACGAGCGGCTGCTCAGGCTGTCGCTGCCCCGGATGGCCGAGTACGCCGACCGGCACGGCTACGAGCTGCACGCCCAGCCGCCGCGGCTCGTCGTCCGGCCGCCGTCGTGGCTGAAGGTCGCCGCGCTCCTCGACGCGCTCTGCGAGCACGAGCAGGCGCTCTGGCTCGACTGCGACATCGTGATCGTCGACCAGCAACTCGACGTCGCCGACGAGCTCGACGAGCACGACGTGCAGGCGCTCGTCCGGCACCACACCGCCGACGGTGAGGTGCCGAACTGCGGTGTCTGGCTCGTCCGGCAGGCGGCCAGGCCGGCGCTGCTACGGATCTGGCGGATGGGCCGCTACCTCCACCACCCCTGGTGGGAGCAGGCGGCGATGCTCGACCTGCTCGGCTACCGGCACCGCAGCCGGCCGGTGCGGCTGGCCGAGCCGACAGACCTGTACCGGCGCACCCACTGGCTGGGCCTGGAATGGAACAGCCACGAGCAGGCTGACCGGCATCCGCGGCCGCGGTTCGCGCACGCGACCTGCGGCAGCGTCGACTGGCGGGAGCAAGTGATGCGCGACCACCTCGCGCGAGCGGACGGGCTCGCGCTCGAACAAGGAGGAGATCGATGTCTAAGTACCTGTTGACGAACGCCAAGGTGATGGTCGCCGGCACCGACCTCTCCCGGTTCGCGTTCAGTCTGGACACCCCGGACGAGCGGGAGCAGGTCGACGTATCAGGGTTCAACCCGGCCGGCACGCAGGAGTTCCTGCCCGGGCAGCGGTCGCAGACGATCACGATCGGGTTCCTGCAAGGGTTCGGCACCGGCGAGCCGCACCGGGTTCTGGAGCCGTTGTACGAGGGCGGGTCGGCGTTCCCGCTCAGCGTCCAGGCGGACGCGACCGCCGCCGTCGGCCCCGGCAACCCGACCTTCGGTGGTACCGCCAGCATCTACACCTACAACGGGCTCGCCGGCCAGCTGAACGCCCGCGGCGAGATCACCGCCACCTTCCGCCCCGCCTCGGGCGGCGGCTTCCAATGGGGGACCGCCTGACGTGACGGCGGTCGTCCACGGGATGCGCGAGCTGTCGGCCGCGTTCGCGCAGGCGGGCCGCGACGCGAGCGCCGGGCTCCGCGGCGCCGAGCGGGAAGCTGCCGAGCCGGTCCGCCGTGACGCCGAGCAGCTCGCCCAGACGAAGATCCGCCGGATCGGCAAGGACTGGTGGAAGATGCGCGTCGGCGTCACCCGCACGCTCGTCTACGTCGCACCACGCGAACGCGGCGTCAAGACCCGCGGCGCCGACCCGCGCCGCCGGCCGGCGTTCGCCGACCTGCTGATGGGCCGCGCGATGCAGCCGGCACTGGACCAGAACGAGACGACCGTCGTCGACACGTTCGAGCGGCTGTTCGACCGGGTCACAGCCGACTTCAACCGGGGAGGCTCATGACAGACGACACGGCCGTGCACGAGGACGGGTTCGAGTACCAGGGCGAGTTCGTCCGCTGGCACGTCTCCGACATCGGCAAGAACCTGATGCTGATCGACCGGATCACCGGGATGGCGATGGACGAGTTCTTCGCCGTGGTCGAGGACCCCGACCAGCGTGGGCGCGGGCCGATCCTGCTGACGCTGATCGCGACCTCCTTGCGGAACCACCATCCGGACTGGTCGGTCGAACGGATCTACCGGACGGTCACGAACCTCAGCCTGAGCAGCGACATCGAGCTCGTCGACGCGGAAACCGAGCTGCCGGACGTGATGCTCCCCCCGGCCGGAACGGTGACAGCCCCGCCGTCCGACGGCGACAGCTCGAGCTCACCGTCCAACGGTTCCTCGTCCTCGTCGACCCCACCGGCCGGCTCGCCCTCCGAGACATCGTCCGGAATCCCGGTGTGATGTACCAGCCGTGGGTCGCGCACTGGTTCCCCGGTGTCACCCTCGAGCAGCTCGAACAGGGATCGTGGACGCTGGCCGGCTGGGTCGCGATGGGCGACTTTGTCCGTGACAGCGTGAAAGGCTGACCGTGGCCCGCAAGCTCATTGTCGAGGTCGCCGCCGACGTCACCCAGTATCTGCGAGGGCTGTCGGAGTCGGCGAAGGCAACCTCGACGCTCGACGTGCAGGTCAAGGAGCTGAACGTGAACACGGCCCAGCTCGCCGAGACGCAGGTGCGGGCGGCGGTCAAATCGACGGAGCGGCTGCACCAGCAGGTTGCCGCCTACCGGCAGATCGCCGCCGCGGCCGAGAAAGGCAGCCGGGAGCAGATCGCCGCGACCAGGCTCGCCGCCGACGCGGAACGAAAACTCGCAGTGTCGACCGCGGCGACCGCCCACGAGACCGCTAGTTTCGGCCGGCAGGCGCACAACGCCGAACGCGAGCTCGGCGGGTTCGCCCGCGGCGCCCTGTCCGGCTCGGGGATCTTCCGTAGCTTCGGCCGTTCGCTCGCGTTTGCCTCCGGCGGGTTCATCGCCTTCCACGAAGTGTCCGGTTTCATCCGCGAGTCGATCAACGCCGCCCGGGAAGGTGTCGTGTCGCAACGGCAGCTCGCGGCGCAGATGAAAGCGTCCGGGGAAAGCTTCGCCGCGAACCGGGAGCAGATCGAGAAGGTCGCGGACAGCTACTCGAAGCTCGGGTTCACCAGCGAGGACGTCGAGCAGGGGCTGGTCGTGCTCGAGCGTGGCACCGGCAACGTCACGAAATCGCTGCAGCTGCTCCAGCTCAGTGCCGACATCGCCCGGGCGAAAGGGATCACCCTGGCCGCGGCCGGCCAGGTCGTCGCGAAGGTGTTCGGCGGCCAGACGTCCGCCCTGCGGCGTGCGGTTCCCGGGCTGGAGAAGAACGCGCACGGCTGGGACCTGATCCGGCAGGCGCAGCAGAAGATGGCCGGCCAGGCCGCGGCGTCGACGACAGCGTCGGAGAACTTCAGCGCAGCCCTGTTCAACACCGAGAAGATCATCGGGCAGGCGCTGTTACCCACCCTGAACAAGTACCTGGACTCGCTCGGCCAGTGGCTGACCCGGATGAACGAGTCCGGGAAGCTGCAGAAGGACGTCGCCGCGAGCGCCAAGTTCCTCGCTCAGGCGATCAGCCTCGCCAAGACGGCATTGGGGCCGGTCGTGGAGGCGTTCCAGTCGCTGAAAATGATTGTCGGTGGCACCAAGAACGCTGTCTACGCGCTGGCGGCCGCGTTCGGCGCGTTCAAGTTCGCCCAGCTGATCGGCTGGCTGAAAGGAACCGCTGCGGCGGTCGGCCTGATCGGCACCGAAGCCGAGGGTTCGGCGGCGAAGGTCGGCCTGCTCGGCCGTGCCATAGGGCTGCTCGGCGCGTCCGGCCTCGCCGGGACGGGGCTGATCGCCGGCGCCGGCCTTGCCGGCCTGTACATGCAGAAGAGCGCCCAGGACGCCGCCGAGCAGGCGCAGAAAGCCGCCGCGGCCGGGCTGATCCAGGGCTCCAAGCTCGAGACCAGCCTCGTCCCGAAGATCGCGGAGCAGATCAGCCGGATGATGGCGAAAGGGATGTCGGCGGCGGAGATCCTGCCCAGGCTGAAGGCCCAGCTCGGTGGCAGCCTGAAAGCCGACGACATCATCGCGGAGGCGTTCCAGTTCAGGGCGGGGCAGAACCCGGCCTTGCAGGCCCGGGTCCGGCAGGCGCTCGACCAGGGCACGAACACCGTCGTGAACACCGTCAAGCAGGAGGCGCCGAAGATGTCGCGGAAGGTTCAGAACGCGATCTTCGACGCGTTCGTCAGCCGGCAGCAGGGCCGGTTGCAGTATGCCCCCCTGGAAGCGCAGCTGCCCGGCCTGCAGAAGATCGCCGGGCTGCTCACCCAGCGGATCGCGGTGACCCGGGACATCACCCGCAAGCTGAACCTCGAGGATCAGCTGCTCGCGGTGCAGGCGCAGATGCGCGACGTGCGCAAGCAGCTGCTCGACCAGGCGCAGCAGACGTTGCAGCTCGGGATGGACAGGGCCGCGCTCACGCACACGCTCAGCGACGACGTCGCGGCGTTCAACAAGTACGCCCTGTTCCTGGACAAGCGCCTCGCAGCGGCGAAGACGGTCGCGGAGCGGCTGGACGTCGAGAACCAGATCGTCCAGGCGATCGGCCAGAAACAACAGCTGCAGGCGGAGATGCGGCAGCGGCAGCGGGACGCCGCCCAGAAGGCCGCCGAGGCGACCCGCAAAGACGCCGAGAAAGCCGCCGCGGCCGCCCAGAAAGCCGAGGAGCGGCTGCGCGCAGCGCAGCAGCGTACGGTCGCCCGACGGCAGGCCGCCCAGTTCCGGGCACTCGGCCTCGACCCCTCCGGCGGTGAGCTGACCCCGACAGGGAAAGCGTTACGGGAACGGCTCGGCAAGATCGAAGACGCCGTCAAGGGCACGTTCCTCGACACGTCGAAAACCCAGGCTCTGCTCGACCGGATCGCCAGGGTGCTGTCCGGGAACCTGTCGCACATCAGCCGGGCCGTCCGTGACCAGATCAAACAGATGCTGGACGGGATCCAGCAGGAGCTCCAGAACCATCCGGTCACCAAACAGACGGCCGATCCGATGGCCGCGTTCCGCGCCCGCTGGGCCCGCTTCTACGGGGCCGGCTGGGGGACGGGCACGAACATCTACCAGGGTGCTGGCGGGGTGAGCTCGCTGGCACCGGCACCGGCCGGGTACAGCATCCAGAACCTGAACCTGTACGGGGTACAGAACGTCCCCCAGCTCGAGAACGAGCTGCTCACCCGTGCCGCGCAACGGCCGCAGCCGCGCAGAGGTCCCGTCTAGGGATGGCCGCCCCGACGGTCAGCACTGTCAACCCGGGGTTCGCCTGGACCGGGGGGACGGTCACGATCGCCGGCGCCCATTTCACCGGTGCCACCCGGGTCGAGCTCGTCCAGACGGACCCCGGGCACGTGTTCCCCGACGTGCCGGCCGACGCGCCTTCGTTCACGGTCGTGGACGACACGACGATCACGGCGGTCACACCGCATTTCGACAATGGCGACTCGTACTGTGCCTGGCGGGTCACGACACCCGGGGGGGTCGGGTCGAGCGTGCCTACGTTCTTCTACCGGGGCCCTGTTTTCGAGTCGGTCACGATTAGCCCCGACCCGGCCACCGTGGCGGCGGACGGGACGGCGCAAATGACCGGCACGGCCGACTACCTGTACGACGGCACCGTCGACCTGGACGGTGGCGGCTGGTGGTCATCGAGCGACGTGACCGTCGCGACGGTCAACAGCGGCCTCTGGTCGAGCGGGGTCGTGACCGGCCGGACACCAGGCACGTGCACGATCACCGTCGAGCTGCAAGCCAGAACATACGACTACCCCGAGCCGCCGCCGACCGTCACCGACACGGTCACTCTGACCGTCACCGGCCCGTCAACGCCGCCGCCGCCGCCGGAAGGCCGCTTCCATCTCGCGTTCGACGACCCGACCCTGGAGCCGTACCCCACCTGGACCCGGTTGGACAGCATCCCGAACCTCGTCGGCTCGTACACGATCGACCGTGGCCGCCAGTACGAGCTCGACCGGACCGACACCGGCCGGGCGACGGTGACCGTCAACGACGTCGACGGGACACTCGACCCGACCAACCCGGACGGCCCTTACTACGGCAAGATCAAACCGCGGATGCAGGCGGCGCTCTGCCGTCACGACCCGGTCGGCGACAGCTGGGAATGGCGGTTCCGCGGCTTCGTCGAGGACTTCAGCTACGAGTTCGACCCGTCGCAGAGAGTCAACCGGCTGACGATCTCGCTCGTCGATCTGTTCGAGGTGCTTGCTGGCGCCCAGATGCAACCGGGCCTGTTCGGGACTGTTCCGCCGCCGGCCGACTCGGCAGGGCAGGTGTACTTCCCCGACGGCGACCTGGTCGAGGACAGGATCATCAGCGTGCTCGCCGCCGCCGGGCTGGCAACACCGCTCCGGGTCGTGTTCGCCGGCGACGTCACCCTGCACGCTGCTGTCTACAGCCCCGGCGAGTCGGCGCTCGTCGCGGTGCAGGAGGCCGCCGACGGGGAGTTCCCCGGCGTCGCGAACGTGTTCTGTGACCGGCAAGGCCGGGTTTGCTTCCACGGCCGGCTGGCACGGTTCTTCCCCGAGACCGTGGCGGCCGAGTGGGGGCCGGACGCCTGGGACTACCACGCCTGGAAAGCCGGTGACGGGGCGGCTGTCAACAGCTCGCCGTCGGACACCGTGCAGCTGCGCGAGTTCGCGTTCGAGTATGGCCTGGCGAAGATCATCAACAGCGCGTCCGCGACCCCGGCCGGCATCGCCGACGAGCAGGTCGCCGGCCAGCTCGTCGTCGACACCGTGTCGCTCGGCAGCTACGGGCCCGGCTCCTGGTCGGCCGACAGCCTGCTGACCAGAACGTCGCTGCTCGACGGCAGCGACGACCTGACCGAAACGAAGAGGTTCGCCAGCTACTACGTTACGAACTACGCCGAGCCGCAGAACCGGATCAGCCTGATCGGGTTCCGTTCGCTCGCACCGTCCGACCCGAGAGCCGGGCCCTTGTGGCAGTTCCTGAACCGGGTCGACATCGCCGACTCGGTCACGGTGACCGTCACCAGCCCCGGCGGCGGCGGCTTCGACGACGCCGAGTATTTCGTCGAAGGGATCCACGAACAGGTGCGGCCGCTCGACCCCGCCTATGACGACGTCACGCTGACACTCGACCTGTCCCCGAGGGCTTTCTTCGCGTCGAACCCCTGGCCCGACTGATGCCGCAACGGGCCAAACCGCATGTTCACGGCCGTGACCACGAGCACGGCGGCGCCGACCCCACCCGGATCCACTACGAAACCGTCGGCGGCGACGGTGGCACGACCGCGACCGGGATCTTCTTCGACACCGACCCGCAGGCCGGCGACTTCCTCGTCGTCACCGCCACCGGCGAAGGGTCGGCATGGGACGCCGGCCAGATGACACTGGTCGCGAACGGCGGCACAACCTGGCTGAAAAACAGCGCCCAGGGTGTCGTCATCCTGAGCAGCGGCCAGTTCGCGACCGGCCGGATCACCGACCTCGACAGTACGCTGCTCGAGACCGGCGCCGACCGGCCCGGGATGATCCTGGCCGCCTCCGACGGCCTGGTGATCTCCCAGTCGGGGATCGACGCCCAGGACGAGCACGGAAGCCTGAACCTCGTCTTCGTGTACGCGGACACCGGCAACAACCTGCTCCGCTCACCGGTGCTGCTCGCCACCACGGCCGACCCTCACATCGCGGGTGCGCTCTGGAACGACAGCGGCACCGTCAAGGTCAGCTCGGGATGACCGCCAAGTTCTCGAAGATCCAGTGGGGCGACGGGCTGACAGTCACCCCCGACGTGGACGACCCGAACGTGATCCGTGTCGACGGGACCGGCGGCCCGGCCGGGGCGACCGGCCCGGCGGGCCCACCCGGCGCCGACGGCGCCGACGGTGCGGCAGGCCCCACCGGGCCTGCGGGGCCGGGTGTCCCGACCGGCGGCACGACCGGCCAGGTGCTCACCAAAACCTCGAGCAGCGACTATGCGACCGCCTGGCAAACACCGTCAGGCGGCGGCGGAGGGGCGGGCCCGACCGACACCGCCTGCTGGCTTCCGCTCACCACCACCAACTCGAGCGGCGACGACGTGCTCGTCTACGACGCCGACCATTCGCTGATCCCGACCCTCATCGTCTTCTAGGAGCTGCTGATGGCGACGACACGGTTCGCAGACCACCTCCTAACCGGCGTCCACTCGGCCCGGCCCGCCGCGAACACCGTCCCGGTCGGCACCTTGTACTCCTGCACCACCCACCAGCTGATCTACCAGTCGGACGGGTCAGCCTGGCCGACCTACGCGACGCTGGGCGCGTCGGCGGGCAGCGTCCACCTGGACGACCTCGCCGACGTCACCGCCCCCACACCATCCGACCAGCAGACACTCGCCTGGGACAGCGGCGCGTCCGCGTGGGTGCCGAAGACCGCGCTGATGCAAACGCTGGCGGACGCGAAAGGCGACCTGTTCGCCGCGTCGGCGGACAACACGGTCGGCCGGCTCCCGGTCGGCACGGACACCCAGGTTCTCACCGCCGACAGCACCCAGACCCTGGGTGTCAAGTGGGCCGCGGCCCCGGGCGGCGGCGGCGGCCTCGTCGCCGTCGACACCATCTGGGACGCCAAGGGCGACCTGGCCGTCGGAACCGGCGCCGACACCGCCTCGAAGCTGACGGTCGGCTCGAACGGCCAGGTGCTGACCGCCGACTCAAGCCAGACAACCGGCATCAAATGGGCCTCTGCCGGCACCAGCCCGATCACGAAATTGTTCGACTCGACGCTCGGCGCCGCCGCGACCACCCTCGACACCCTCGCCACCATCCCCGCCGGTTACACCGCACTCGACATCCTCGCGTTCCTCCGCGGTACCAGCAACCCGTCGCTGATGCGACTGAACAATGACAGCGCCAGCAACTACGACTGGGTCAGAATCACCACTAACACGAGCACCGGCACGGCTACGACCAACAGCGCCCAGGCCGACACCTCGTTTCCCATCAGGATCGCACGGAGCGTATACACGACCGGGATCTTTTCGGTGCTGCGGATGACAATTGTTGGCTACGACGACACCACGAACCGCAAATCGATCAGCGGATACTCGGGGGTCGCTGACGGTGCCGCCCCCAGCCAGTCCGACGCCTGGACGCTCGGCGGCACCTGGCGTGGCACAGCGGCAATCAGCCGCATAGCGATCATAGACGCAAGCAACCTGTTCGCCGGTTCACGGCTGATCGTCTACGGGCTCTCATGAAATGGTCGACGAAGCCGTACCCGGGCGCCCCACCGCCGAAGAACCTTCCCCTGCTGCCACGTCCGCTCTACCCGCCGAGCGCTGCGAACAAGGGCAAGACACCGTCGGCGAAAGGGCCGGACGTGATCGCCTACAAGCGTGCGGTCAGCCGGCTAGGACGCTGGCCCTGGCAGGAATTCGACGACGGCTACTGGGACGCCTTCTCGCTCGGCGACCCCTCCTCGGACGTGGGACGCTCCGGTGTCGCAGGCTTCCAACGGCAGCAGAAGATCGACGCGACCGGCTGGCTGGGCGCGAAAACCTACAACGCGCTCGCCTACGCGCTGATCCCCGACGAGCTCCCGCACGGCGGCGAGCCGGCTTTCGACACGACCGCGATCGACCTGCTGAACCAGGCGTACGAGATGTTCCACGGCGGCACCACGCCGAAGCTGACGCGGAAGGCGTTCCCCTCACCCAACTACAGCTCCCGCGGCGGCGCCAGGGTGAGGCTGATCGTCGTCCACACCGCCGAAGGGGCCACGACGATCGAAAGCCTCGGCAGCTACTTCGCCAACCCGTCCGTCGACGCGTCCTCCCACGTCGGGATCGACGACAAGGCGGGGGTGATCGGCGAGTACGTACGCCGCGACGGCAAAGCGTGGACGCAGGCGAACGCCAACCCGGTCAGCGTTTCGGCCGAGCTGTGCGGCTTCGCCAAATGGTCGGCCGCGGAGTGGAACAAACACCCGGAGATGCTGGAGAACTGCGCCCGCTGGATCGCCGAGGAGGCCGACTTCTTCGACCTCCCGATCAGCAAGCTGAGCGCCTCACAGGCGCAGGGGACCGGCAGAGGAGTCTGCCAGCACGCCGACCTCGGAGCGTGGGGAGGTGGACATTGGGATTGTGGCAGCGGATTTCCGCTCGACTCCGTTCTGGAGCGGGCAAGAAGCCTGTAGGCCATGACGAGCGGATGGAGCGGCTGCTCGCCGAGGAAGGCCAGTGGCCGCGGCCGCGTGACGACCCGGAGCTGGAGCCGTCGGAGCCGTGGGCGCGCACAGGCCAGTCGAGGCGGAAGCCGCACCCGGCCTGGGAGGAGGAGCGCTGAGCTGCTCGCCGTCGAGGCCACCGGTGACATCCTCGGCACCGTCGGGGTGTTCCTCTCCGGCGCCGGTAGCATCCTCACCGCCCTGGGCGCGATCCACTACGAACGCCGCCGCGGCGAGAAAATCTGCCGGGAACGCCTCGAGGCGTTCCGCGAAGGGATGCGCGTGAGAGACGAGCTCGAGAAGTGACGCGCTGGCGGACACTGCTGCTGCTGGCGGCCAGCCTGACCCTGGCGGCGACGTCGGGGTTCCTCGCCTCACAGGTGCTGGGGGCCGGCACGCAAACACCGGCCAGGACGGTGACGATCAACCTGGCGACCGGCCCGAAAGGCGACACCGGCCCGCCGGGGCCGCCGGGGCCGAAAGGCGACACCGGCCCGCCCGGGCCCGCCGGCCAAGAGTGCCCGGCCGGGTTCTCACCGGCCGAGCTCGTCGTGAACCATCCCGGCGGGCAGGTCACGCTCTACACCTGCCTCAAGGACTAAGCCGGTTGGCGGAAACAGTTTCGGCGGCGGACGGCGGGCTACCACGCTGGCCGCCCGCCGCCGCCCGAAGCCCCGTGTTCTAGGGCTGCGTCTTGAAGGGTGCCCGTCCGCGCTGGGCGATGTAGACGGGGAACACGACGATCCAGAGCAGGATCATGCCGAGCACCCAGCCGGCTGTGCTGTTCGTCATGTATTTCCCGTTCGTCCAGTCGCGGCGGGAAGCGTCGACGCCCGCCCAGATGATCGTGGCGAGCACGACGAGGAAAATGATCGGAAGCATGTGTGGTAGCCCTTTCGTGGGTAGCCGGAACAGTTGCTTCCCATGATCGGCGCGAACGGGCCGCTCGCAATCCCCCTTTTGGGTCAGGTTCGAAGGCTCAGCCGTCACGGGCCCGCCCGGCCCGCTCTCGAGCGTCGACGAGCAGATCGTGAACCCGGGAGTGCGACATCCCGGCGAACGGGGCGATGCCACGAGTCGACTCGCCGGCATCGTGGGCGGCGAGGATCGCGTCGGCGAGCTGCTCACGTGCGCGTTGCGCTTGCGCGGCGCGCCGCTGCACCTTGCGCAGGTGGCTCTGGGCCATATTCGAACTTTCCACGGCGGACACTATGACCGAAGAGTTGTCCGATAATTCGGACACGAGCGCGTCCGAGACGAAAAACCCGCTAGGAGCGGGCACGGCTTCGCCGGGCTCGTAGACATCGCCGCTGGCGGGCATTAGATTCCGCCCCGGCTCTCTCTCAGCGGAGAGCGGTCAAACCGCCCGACATCATTCTGCGGCGGGAACGGAGCACCCTGATTTCCGCGCCAGAACGAGAAAGCCACGGGACCGAAAGCCGAGAGGAGCGGGGCTGCGGCACGCCGCTCCTCTCGACGACATGGCGGGCCGGCAGGCGTAGCCTCAATTCCGCTGAGAGGAGCCCTGCCGTCCCGCCTCCTCAGATCGTAGGCACGCGGATTCGAACCTGTGTCCCGTTTTCGCCGCAACGAGCGGCAAAAACAGAACCGCGCGAGAGTACGCCAGCGCGCGCCAGACCACGCCAGCGCGCGCAAACGACCGCCAAACCGAGACAGGACGCGCCGTGACAGGTGCGCGCCGCTGCGATAGAACGCGACACCCGATGACAAGAGCCTCAGCCTCCTACGACCGTCGAGCATGAGCCGCTCGTCTGCCTACCGGCCGGCCGGCACCGTCGAGCTCGCCGACGGCATCGAGGCGGCCGTCGAGCGCGTCGTCGAGTTGCGTCGTGACCTCGGCGCGCTCCGCACCCGGGCCGGCGATATCCGGTACGGCGGCCTGGTCGAGCTCGACATCGGCCGCGCCCTGGTCGGGCTCGCCGCGATCAGCGGTCATCTCGAGCGCGCGCACCGGCACACGAGGCTGATCCCGTGACCCGCGACGAGCTCGAGCTGCTCACCCTCGCCGAGTGCGCCCAGCTCTGGCACGTTTCGAAACGCACCGTGCAACGCTGGGCCGCCGCCGGCGTGATCCCGACCGTCACGATCGGCGGCCAGCAGCGCGTCCGCGTCGTCGACGCCGCCCGGATTGCCGACTTCGGAACAGCGGGCTATCGTGAGCACACCTCAACCGAAAGGAGCTCACGGTGACTCTGACCACCGCGAAGCCGCAGCAGCTACTCCCCGGCATCGACCAGCACGGTGCCGGCTACCGGTGCCGCCTCTCCTGGGACGGCCAGCCGTACATCGAGACCGGCCTGCCGACGGCGGCGAAGGCGAACGCCCGGATCCTGGTGCTGCGCGAGATGCGCGACAGCGGCGAGCCGCGCCCGGCGGCGCCCGGCGCCGGCGGCGACCGCACCCTCGGCGACGCGACCGAAGCTTTCCTCGCGCGCAAGCGTGTGAGCGGCCGCGGCCGGAAGCTCCGCACCCGCGGGCTCGAGCACTGGACGCGCGCGTGCAAGCCCTGGCTCGAGGGCGACCATGCGACGACCCCGCTGCCCCTGCTCCGACGGCAGACGATCGAGCCGACGATCCTGACCCGCGCCGCGGCGGCGCCGACGTCGGCCCGGAACGAACTGCAGGCGCTGAAAGCCGTGCTGCGCTACGCGGCCGACCCGGACGTCGACCAGTCGATCCTCACGATCGAGCCGATCGCCGTCGATCCACGCACCCGCCGCGCGCTCACCGTCGACGAGCTCGAACTGCTCGCCGACAGCAGCCCCGAGTACGCACGCCGGATGCTGCTGCTGCTCGGCACGACCGGCCTGCGGATCGGCGAAGCGTTCACGCTCACCGACGACCGGCTCGACCTGAAGGCCGGCACCGCGACCGTCACCGCCGAGTTGGCGAAGGAACGGCTGGCGAAGGCGGTCGCGCTCGACATGGAGGAGATCGCGCTGCTGCGCGAACAGCTGCTCGCCCGCGCCCCGGGCACCCGGCTCGTCTTCCCGACCAGGACAGGCCGCGGCTGGCGGTACGGGCAGTTCCACAAGCTGGTCTGGGCGAAGGCCTGCCGGCGCGCGGGCGAGGCCTGGCGCGAGCAGCACGGTCTCGACGAGACCGACCCGACGCCGTTCGACGACCTCACCCCGCATGACCTCCGCTCGACCGCGGCGACGCTGATGCGCGCCGCCGGCTTCACCCGCGAGGAGGCCGCCGACCGGCTCGGCCACGTCGACTCGGGCGAGCTCCTGGACCGGATCTACGACCAGGGCGACCGCGGCGCGCGCGCCCGCAGGGCGATCGCCGCCAAGGCGCCGCGAGGCCTCCGCGCGACCTTGCAGGCCGAGCCCGGCGGGCCGGCTCTGACCCCGGCGACCGCCGTCTCGGCCGTGGCCGGCCGGCGGGCCTCAACCCCCGCGACCGACACCCGGAAGGCTACGACGTGAGCGAGCTGGGCGGCGAGGGGCCGAAGTGACCGATCACGAATTCGACATCCACGAGCTCACCTTCGACGAGGTCGTCGATCGGATCCGCGAGCCGCTCGCCGAGCTCGAGGCCGTCGAGCACGAGCTCGAGCCAGCGGTGCGCACGTTCGTGCGAAACGTGCGCGCGGCGCTCGATCACTACGACCGCCGCGACACGGAGCATGCGTCGTGAATCGCAGCTCGAAGCCCGGCGGCGGCCACGTCGATCTCCACGGTCGCCAGTGGCGAGCGCGTTACTACGCCGACGGTAGACCCACTACCCGCACGTTTACGACCGAGGCTGCCGCACGAGCCTGGGTCGACCTGCTCAGACTTCGCCGCGCAGCAACGTCGTTCCCATCGCTGCTCGACCAGATCGTGATCACTCCAGCGGGCTGCTGGGAGTGGCACGGCTACATCAGCCGCCAGGGTTACGGCCACCTTAGAGCGAACGGGCGCAAGCACTACGCCCATCGCCTGCTGCTGGAATTCCTTGGCGCCGACCTCAAGGGCCTGCACGTCCACCACACCTGTCGCAACACCCGCTGCGTGAACCCTTCACATCTTGAGCCGTTGACGCCTGGCGAGCATCGGAAACGGCACGGCGAAAGCCGTTTTTGTCCAGCGCCTGTCCCGGCGGAAAGCGCATGATCTCGCAAACCCGCATGGTTGAGCCACAAACGGCTATGGGCGGTACTGGGCTCGAACCATTACCCCCCGGTAGCGACACAGCGCGCCAGGGTGCGCCACGGCAGGACAGAAACCCTCCGCTTGCGGGGGGTTTCGCCCTTCCAGAGGCGACAAACCATGACAGCGCACGCCACCGCGTGACAGGCGTGGGCGGGGCGTTTCGTCCAAAACCTGTCCAGCCGGTGCCGGCGTGACCGCCGCCGCCCGCAGACGCGGCGACGGCGTCTCCGACCGCGAGCGCTGCCAGTCGATGAACTTCGCTGGCCGGCGCTGCCCCTACCGCCACGTCGACGGGACACTCTGCGACAAACACAAGCGCTTCGGGGCGATCGTCCCCGACGGCGGCTGGACGCAGCCCGACAACCTGCCGATCTTCGCCCTCCCGCGCGAAGAGGCCGGCGCGTGACCGCCGCGCTCGAGCTGCTCGTCGCCGACGCCCGCACCCGCTGGCTCGACATCGAACGGCTCGCCGACCACCACGCCGACCCCGACCTGACCGGCTGGGTCGAGCAGACCACGTTGGCGATGCTCGCCGTCCGCGACCGGCTGGAGCAGCTCCGCGGCCGCGACCTCGTCGCCGAGCTCGAGCAGCAGCTCGCCGCGGCCGACGTCGACGAGGCGGCAGCGTGAGCGGCCAACGCACGCTAATGGGTGAAAGCGTGCGTTACCCCGCCGGCGGCGGCCCCGGCCCGCTGCGCTGGCTGCACGAGCCGTGCGACGGCTACGGGTACCTCATAGCAGTCCCCTGCCGGGTTGTTCGAGAAGGAAACGGGCGGGTCCAGATTGCCGCTCTGCGGAACGACGGCACCGAAGTGCTGCGGCGGGTCGCCTACGAATCGCTGCGAGCACCGGCGGCGTGAGCGTGCTCGCCGTCAGCCTGCTCGCCGCCGGCCTGATCATCGGCCTGCTCTACCTGCTCGTCTGGGCGCGCTGGCGGGCCCGCGACCGCCGCCGCCGCCATGACAGGCTCGCCGAACGCGCCGCTCGTGACGCGGAACGGTTGGACCGAGCCCGCCGACACGTCCGGATCGTCCGACAGGAAGACGGCTGACCGGTGGCCGGTGTGTTCCGTGACGTTCAGGCCGCGTTCGATATCGTCGACGAGCGTCCGGTCGGGCCGCTGCCCCAGTCGTTCTTCGTCGGCGACAACGCCGCCTTGATCGCGTCGGTCGCGCCGCTCTACCTCACCGGCACGGTGCTCGACGTCACCTACGGCCAGGGCGTCTGGTGGCGACGCTTCCAGCCGAAGGCGTTCCACGGCAGCGACCTCGCCGACGGGATCGACTTCCGCGACCTACCGCACGCGGACGACTCCTGGGACACAGTCTGCTTCGACCCGCCGTACATCCCGAGCCGTAGGCCCGAGACCATGAGCGCCAAGGTGCGAGGCGACCACCGGGGCGCCTACGGCCTCAACACGACCCGGACACGAGCGGCCGTCGAGCAACTCATCGCCGACGGCCTCGCCGAGTGCGCGCGGGTCGCTCGGATGTGGGTTCTCGCGAAGGCGTGCGACTACAGCGAGAACGAGCGAACGTTCGTGCTCGGGCATGTGTCGGCGATCGCCGCCGGCCAGGCCGCTGGTCTCCGTGTCCACGACCTGATCGTCCACGCGGGCGGCACCGGACCGGGCAACTTCGGGCACGCACGGATACACCGAACGCGCCGCGCCCACTCCTACCTGATCGTCTTCCGCAGCGCCAGGAAGCGGCTCTAGTGGCCCGGCTAGTCGCGATCAGCCTCGCCTCGCTGCTGCCGGCAACCGCCGGGGTGACGATCGCCACCACCTCGCTCGAGCCGACCCTGCCGGCGACCATGACGGTGACGAGCTCGCGGACGGTGACGGTCACCCGCACCGTCACCAACCAGCATGCGATCCGGAAGGTCCGCCGGCTGCGCAGACAACTCCAAGTCGCGCACAGGCATTTGCGGCAACGGTGGCGGCCGACAGTCACCTACGCCCTCCGGTTGGCCTCGGCTGTTACGGGTGTGTCGTACCGGGACCTGTCGGCGGTCTCCTGGTGCGAAAGCCGCTACGAGCCTTTCGCGGAGAACGGACGGTTCAAGGGGATTTTCCAGCTCGGCTGGGCGCCGTTCGGGTTCTCACCCTACGACCCGATCGCCAATGCCCTTTCGGCGGCGCTGACCGTCCGTGAGGACGGCGGCTGGCGGCAATGGCAGTGCCAGCCATGAGCGTCGCTCAGCTCTGGCCGCTCGTCGCCGCGCTCGGCCTGATCTACGTCGCGCTCTGCGTCGGCGTCGTCGTGATCGTCCATCGCGGCGCGAACCAGATCCGCCGCGACCTCGACTCAAGCGACTGGGGACGCCGGCAATGAGCGCGGAGCTGCTGCCGGCTCTGCCCGAACAGGGCGCACCGATCGCGTTGCCGGATCTCGCGGAGCTCGAGCGAGATGTAGCCGAGCGGCTTCCATCCGTAACGGATGTTGAACATCTGCAGGAGTGGCGCGACCAGGCTGAGGCGCTCGCCAGTTACCTGCGGCGTCGGCGACTCCATCGCCCAATGCTTGGCGTGCAACGGCGTGTCGAAGCACGCATCGGACAACTCCCCGACGTTGGTTACCACGGTAACCACGGCATCAATAACAAGCTGGTCGCTGAATTCCGGGTGCTCGCACGCGCGCTGGCCGGTGATGTTCCACTCGCGGACGATGAGTGGCAGACGCCACGGCGTTGGCTCGTCGAGCATGTACGGCAGCAGCTTCCCGTCGACAGGCACGGTCACCAGGACGACCTGCCCGACGAGATCCTCGTCGGCGACTTCCGCGAGGTGCTCCCTCGGCTGAGCCCGCGCTCCGTCGACCTGATCTTCACCGACCCGCCCTACGACACCGGCAGCATCGGCCTCTACGGCGACCTCGCCGAACAGGCCGCACGCGTTCTGAGCCCGGGCTCCAGCGTGATCGCCTACTGCGGCCAGCATGCCCTACCGAAGATCCTCGAGGCAATGAGCGAGCACCTCCGGTTCTGGTGGGTGCTCTCCTCACAGCACCAGTCCGCGCACGAGCAGCGGTCACTCGCTGGCAAGCGCGTGTTCGTCGGTTGGAAACCACTCGTCTGGTTCGTGAAAGACCACAACGCCGCTCCAGCGTTCGTGCACGACTGGGCGACGTTCCCGAAGCCCGACAAGAGTCGGCACGACTGGTCGCAGTCGCTCGCCGAGGCCGAGCAATGGATCCGCGAGCTGTCCCCGGTCGACGGGCTCGTCCTCGACCCCTTCTGCGGTGCCGGTACCACGCTCGTCGCCGCTCGCAATCTCGGCCGGCGAACCCTCGGCGTTGAGAAGGACGAGGCTGTCGCTCGCCGAGCGGCCGGGAGGCTTGCGACGTGAGCGAGGTCGTCACGCTCACGTCTCAGGAGCTGTCGCTGGCGGCGATCGTCGGCGTGCTCCGACGCATCGACGGCCTACGACGCGAACGGCCAGCTGCCTATGGATACCGCGGGACGGATCCTTGGGCGACTGACATCGAGGGATGCGCAGCTGAGCTAGCCGTCGCGAAATACGTCGACCGCCACTGGACAGTCCCGCTCGCGAACGGGTCGCTCGACACGATCCCGGCCGACGTCGGGACAGATATCCAAGTCCGATCCACGCGCCGTGACGACGGCTGCCTCATCGTTCACAAGCAGGACTCGGACGATCACCGCTTCTGGCTCGTCATCACTCACC